CTCGGGGAGCGGCTCGGCGGTCACGCGGCCAGAGCGAGCTTGGCGGCGACGAGCTTGAACTCGGCGCGGCGGGGGCGGTAGGTCAGGCAGATGAGGCCGACCTGCTGCGCCGTGTACCGCTGGCAGTCCCGCATCCGGCGGCCGGCGTGAACGCGTCCAGCGGTGCCGACGATGCCGAGTTTGGCGGCGAGCTTGCGGAGGGTTCCGGCGACGGAGGCCGCGTCGCGGTGGCTGAGGCCGTGGGCCATGCAGTGGGAGGCGAGGGTGCCGACGCCGTTGCGGCGGATACGGGCTGCCGCGCGAGTGGCGAGACTGCGGGCCTTCAGGGTGGCGCGGCGGGTGCGGTTCGAGCGGATCACGGGTCCCCCTTGGTGCGGATGTGCGGTGGCGTCAGGCGCTCAGTCGGCGGGGGTGATCTCGATGTCGTCCTCCAGGGCGGTGAGGCTCATGCCGTCGGTTGTGACGAACTCGACGGAGACGATGCCTCCGGGCCGGGTCTGGTAGCGGTCGATGATCTGACCGGTGAAGGTGCTGCCATCGATGCGGCTGACGATCGTGACGATCTTGGCGGTGTTCATTCCGTCTCCCCTGCTGGTCTCCTTGGCGATGACTCCACTGTAGCCACACTGTGGCCACACAGCAAGGGATGTGGGAAGATTCGTGTGGCCACAGACGAACCCACAAGGAGGCCGCATGGCAGGCAACAGGGGGCCAACCGGCCTCAGGAAGTTCCGCGCACCAACCGACCTGTGGCAACGCTTCGGTGACGCCGTCGAAAGCAGCCCCGACCCCGAGGCCGACATGTCGAAGGTGCTACGCCAATTCCTCCGCTGGTACGTCCACGAGAACGGCGCCAAGCTGCCCGACCGGCCCGCATCCGGCCCCTGGTCCAAACCCAGCGAGACCGACGACGCCTGATTCCCCGAACCCGCCCTACTCCCCCACTGGCCGCGTCACACTGCCGGTATGGCGCTTCGTTTCACGGTGCAGGGCGATGACGAGCAGGAGACGGCGGAGGGCTGGCAGCTGCTCCTCGACGCCGGTCTCGCACCAGCCATGCCGCCCCGGCAGTTGACGGATCAGCGGTGGATGGCGCGGGCCGTACCCATGACGCAGGCCCCGGCTGGAGACGATCCCAGCCGGGGCCTTGACGTGCCGTAGGTCAGCCCCGCCGCGAGTAGCCGTGGCCGGCGGGTGGGTAGTTGCCGGCGGCTTCGGCGGCCCGGTCGGTGCCGAGTCCGTTCACGAGGGCGGTGACGAACTCGTCGTCGCGGTAGGCGGCGGTGCCGTCCTGGTCGAATGCGGCGTCGACTGCGTCGAGGAGACGGGTGGTGCGTTCGTTGTCGTCGCGGCGGGTTTCACGGCGGATGGCCACTACCCCACCCCCCGCAACGCGAGTCCGGTGCAGGCCTTGTTGTGGTCGGCCGCCCATTCGGCGAGCTGGTCGAGGGCTTCCCGCACATCGGCGACGTCGATGACGTGGAGGGTGCGCGCGTGCCCGTTGCGGCATGCGGCGGTGACCGGGATGGTCACGTCGACGGTGATGTTCGGGTAGTGCAGGGTGATGGCCTGCGGGGTTTCGGTGATCTCGGTGCGGGCGTGGCAGCAGGTGGTCATATCGGCTCCTTAAATGCCGCGGTGGTGGGCGAGTTCGGCGGCGCGGCTCATGCAGGCGAGGACGGGTGCGGGGCTGGTCTGGGCGTCGACCCACGACGGGATGGTTTCGGCGTCGGCGAATTCGGCCTGGATGACGTCGAGGAGGAAGGTGCTGACGTCGTCGGCGAGCCAGCGGTTGGCGCCGGCTTCGTAGCGGAGGGCTCCGATGGGGCAGCGGGCGCCGTGTACGTCGTTCTCGTCGCGGAGGTTGCCGCGGAGGAGGCCTCGGGTGGCGATGTAGTGGCGGGCCCGGTCGAGGAGGTTGGCGAGCGGTGTGCTGTACGGGCTCACGGCCGGCGGCGGCAGGGTGGGGGTGAGTGGCACCGTGTCCGGGGTTTCGGGGATGGGGTTGGCGCCGGCGATGTGGGCGGTGCGCACTTCGAAGGCGACGGCGGCTTCGGCGAGGCGGACGCTCATCACGTGGCTGGTGAAGATGATTCGTTCGTCGAGGGTGAGGGCGGCTGCGGGGCGGGGCGGGCTTGCCGGAGGGGCGAGGGGCGTGGTCACGTAGGGGCTGCCTTCTGCGCGTGCGCGCGTGGTGGGTGGATGGGGCGCCCCTGATTGCTGGCAGGCGGGAAGGGGCGCCCCGGCTTCTGACTGGTCAGCGCTGCCACGGATCGCGTGCACGGTCACGGCGCTGCTGCACAGGGCACCAGCCGGGGTGTTCGGCGTCGCGCGGGTTGCAGCACCCGCAGCGTTTGCAGTGCGAGCTCTGGCTCTTGCCGCAGTGATCGCACATGGCTAGAACCAGCCCCGCTTCTTGGGCTTGCCGCCGCCGGAGCGGGTGTGGGGGTCGCTGCCGGAACGGACGTGCTTCTCCAGGCCGCGGATCTCGGCCTCGTCGAGGTAGCCGCGGTAGTCGTTGCCGAGGGGCGCACCGACCTGCGGGGCGGGGCCAGCGAGGTTGCGCATGTTGCGCGGGGGCGCGTCGTACATGGGGCCGAAGGTCTGGCACAGGGTGTGGGCGGAGGCGCCGTACTCGGTGCACGGGTTCTTGGTGAAGGGCAGGTAGTCGGTGAAGACGACCTCGCTGAAGGTGTGCTGGTCCTCGTAGGGGTTGTTCTTCGTGTCGTGGGTGTTGACGTAGTAGTAGGTCTGTCCGAGGCGGAGCTGGCGGGCGAACTGGGTCGCCTGGTGGGGCTGCCAGGTGCGGGGCATGACGGGTCTCCTTTGTGGCGTTGATGAGGGTTTGTTCTTGCTGCTCAGCCCTGCTCAGCGGGCAAAGATGCAGGTCACAGCTGCTCAGAAGCCTGCTCAGGGCCTGCTCAGAGCAGATGTTGAGCAGGGCCTGAGCAGCGGCTTGAGCAGCTGTGACCTGCGGGTTTGCGGCCTGAGCAGGGCTGAGCAGGCCCTGATCAGGGGTGCATAGTTCACATAGCGGTCACAGCAGGTGGCGAAGACGATCACGCTTGAAGCCGCGGGGATTCTTCTCCTCGCCGATCGGTCCGAGCGTGATCGGGCCACCGGCGCCGGCCTTCGCCATCAGTGCCTTGAACTCCTCGACGCCCATCTCGCCGTATGCGTCGGGGGCGTGCTCCTGGAGTGCGGCGAGCAGGGTCTCGGTCTTCATCCGGTCGACGTCGGCTTTCACCATGACGTCCACCGAGTTCTCTACCGCGGCGCGCGCGGGCCCGTCGGCCAGCTCTGCACCTGCCGGCGGCTCGGCGCCGCACAGCCTCAGCAGTTGCTCCCAGGTGAGGAGCGCCACGGGGGCCGCCTTCTTGATGTTGTCGTCCTTGTCGTAGACGGGCTCGGCATACTCGGGCAAGTCCACGCCCCGCATGCCGTCGAGGCTGTCCTGGTCGGGGTCGAGGAGTCCGGCCTCAAGTCGTTCCGCGGCCAGCTGCCGCAGCACCGCAGACGGCACTTCGTGGATGGCGTACTCAATCGGCTCGTCGGCCATGCCGGGCACGCCCTGGATGAAGATGTGGCCTGCATCCTTGGGGTCGGTGTCGGTGGCCGGGGACAGCTTGTGCGGCAGGTAGCCCTCGCGGACCGAGTCGTCGCCGAACACGGCGCGGGTGTCGCCGACCTTGCAGGGGCCGACGGCCTTGAGCGCCATCATCTGGGCGATGTTCTCGCCGAGGTATCGGGTGGTGCCGCCCTGGGAGGCGTACTGCACCTCGATGAGCTCCTTGCGGCCAACGAGGAGCAGGTCGAAAGCGAGCAGTTTGCCGAGGTCGGAAAGCTTCGGGAATTCGTCGATGAAGATCGTGACGGCCGGGTGCGAGGCGCTTGCCTTCCACTTCTTGCCCATGCCCAGCTTGGCCCTGAGTCGGGCGCGCGCCTTGGACATGACCAGGAAGAACAGCAGGACGGCTTCGATCTGCTCGTTGCTGCGGGCGGTGATCCGCACCGCGTCGCCGAGATCTTCAAGGCCGTCGCCGTGCGGGTCGCAGTCGATGGTGATGTTGTCGTAGCAGGCGGTGGTGCCTTCTGCGAGGGCCTGAAGGATGCCGGTCTTCCCGCCGCCCGAGGCCGCCACCCACAGGCCCATCACGCCGGCCAGGGAGATCTCCAGCGGGTCGCCGCCGACTGAGGTGCCGATGCGGAACCGATCGGTGATCGACAGGGACTTGGGGGCGCGGTAGGGCAGGCCGGGGGCGGTCGCGAAAGGATTCCCCTCGACGAGCCGGAGGATGGCGCACGCGCGGCGGGCCTTGATGGGCTGCGGGCGGACACCGTTGGTGGGCAGGTCGAACCGGGTCTCCAGGTCACCGCTCTTGGCGATGACAGCTTCCGGGGTGCCTTCGCTGACGCGGACGGTGCACTGCCAGCCCCACGGCTGGCGCGTTACGTCAGACACCTCGACAATCGGCACATTCTCGGCGCGGGCGGCGAGCAGCACACACTCGGCAAGCTGCTGGGGAGTGCGGGCGTTACGGATGGGGTACGGCTTGGCACCTTCGGGCAGCTGCTCGACGGACATGAACACGGTTCCGCCGACGGGCGCCGCCCCCCCGGCCATCCCCGCCGCTTCCGGCTGGAACGTGGCGGGCAGCATCGCCGGGGTCTGCCCGAAAGGGGTCACCTCCTCCTTGCGGCCGGCGTCGAAAGGGCGGGACACCAGGTACCAGCCGTAGCCGAAGCCGACGCCGAGGGCGGCGAGCAGGGTGGGCTGACCGCTGGCGGCTGCCTCGACGGCGGTCGAGGTGACCGGCAGGGCCGCCAGCGCCCCGCCTGCCGCCGTGGCGATACGTGCGGCCTTCTTCTTCGCGCGAGCCTTGTCGATCTCACGGTCGCCGATCGGCTCCGTTCCGGGGCGGCGCACCACCTGCAGCAAGGACTCCAACTGGGCTTTCTCGCCCGCCAGGTGGGTGATGGTGCGGCTGTGGTCGCCGCCGTCATGTTTGGCCATGGTGTGGGCCTGGGCCAGCTGGATGCGGACCTGGGCGAGGCGGCGGTCGATCTGGGCAATGTCCTGGTCGCGCTCAGTCTCACGCTTCCGCATGGCCTCGTTGATGAGGTCCTCGTCGGTGACGTCGCCGGTGCGCAGCCATTCGGCGCCGCGGGCCTTGGCGTTCTGCTTCTGGACGCTGAAGGCGGCCTTGATGCGGTCGCT